GCTAATGTTTTAGCACCATCATGAATTTTCTTTGCATTCTTTTCATCACCTAAAGCTTTACTAAAGAAATACATAAATCCATAAATTATAGTCATTGCTATAATTGCTCCGGGTATTGCAGCAATATAAATAGGTGCTGCAACTAAAAGTGCTAATCCAAATAAGATTACACCGATAGCCATATCAATAAGTATTCGACCAGCCTTCATCATAACAGTAGCTGTCTTTTCCATTTTCTGGAAAGCCTCGCCTATTCTTTCAATTGCAACTACAAATTTATCAACAACGCCATCGCCAATTTTAGCGAATCCTTCTAAAGCATCAACAAACCATTGCATACCTTGACCCATTGCCTTGGCAGTCTCGCCCATAGCAGCCATTTCTTTAGCATCGGCTTTAACTTTACCCTTGACATCCAGTTTCTTGGCTATATCGCCAAGAACCGTGGATATCGTTTCTAATCTTTTATCAATTGATTCTAGTTTAGTGAAAATAGGACCCTTATCTGTTAGAGATTCTGCAACAGAATCCATAGATTTTTTAATATCCTCCTGATTCTCCGCTGTTAATCTTTCAAAAGGATTCTTTAGAAAATTGAACATTCCCATTAATCATATCGCCTATTTTAATGTTAGTATCTTAGTATACTGCTATTTATAAGCGTGGCATACTACCTAAACCTGGCATCTTTGGTATATTTATTGACTTACCCATGTTAGAATATGGATTATTTTTAGTCATACTTGCACTTTGTCCACTTTGATGTTTTTGTTCATCATCATGAGCTTTCTGCTTCTTTTTAAGATCATCAGCAAGATTTTCAACCGTATACTCAAGTTCATAGTAATCCATCGCTTCAATTTCAGAAGGCTGTATTCTAAGATGTTTATATAAGTAGAACTTAATTTTAAAGAAGTTCTCCAGCGATATCTGAAATATCCGGAACAAAGATCTTTTTGAGTCCTCCTGCTTGTTGAAAGTCAACTTGGGCGATGACCTCAGCACCGCATTCGGAGCAAGCAACAGCTAAATCTGGCTTAACACCCACTTTAATTTTTTCTGCAAGTCTATAGTATAGTGTATACTTCTTTTCATCCCATCCTTTGAAATCTACTTCACCTTCAAATATATCTTTATCTTTAAATCCTCTATAGTCTTCTCTTAAATAAGGAAGTAATTGAATATACGCTTGGTCCCATGTTTCTCCCTTAGCTCTTTTAGTTTGAACATAGTCAGAGATAATTGTCATTATACCAATTGTAGGCGGTTTCATTTTTATAGTACCATATGATTTAGTATGAATCATTAAAGCATTTGTACTTTCATCATAATACTTATAAATATCATCAGGTAATTTATTAAACTGCCAGTTTTTATTAGAAATCTCAACTGTATTATTACAACCACATTCATTACATGGTTTAATTAATTGTAATTTATTTTCACCTTGTTTAAATGTTAAATCTCTAATTGATAATATAACAAATATTCTATCTTCTTCAAGTAAATCTTTCCATGTCATCATTTTACCAGGGGCAGTTACTTTAACACATTCTTTCATTATATGATTTAGCTTATCTTCTATATCAAATAAATCTCTATCATTTAAAGTAGACCAATGTCTAATCTCGGCAGTTCTTGCTGCTCTGATGTTAATTTTAGTATCTGCTGGATAAAATATACCACCTGAAGGAAATCCTTTAGTATCTAATGGAAAGAAACCCAAAACCATGTCAGCGTTTAAACCATCATCATCTTTACCAAGTTTAACATTTCCGAGACCTTCCTTTCCAGTAAGCTCTTTCATTTTCTTTGCATTCTCTAAATAAGGGTCAGCTGATTTATCTGGATTATTAATGCCATCTTTTTCTTCAAGAGATTTTTTCATTTCCTCTTCAGATGGTCTTTTATTTTCTTCTTTATCGTTAGCCATTTTAATAAATTTATTTAGTTTTTTTAATTTCTTTAATTGCTGTCTCTACTGCGTTTTTAGTATAAGATATTTGTACAGCTTGATTTGCCAATATATGATCTTTTATTAATGACCTTACATATAATGATATTGGTTCTGGTCTTTTTTTTGCCAATAATGCTTTATTCATTATAATAACATTAAGTTCGTGCAAATCTTCCAGTGTAAGGAGAACCTGTATCTTCTCCTTCAGATTGTCTTTGGTTGCCATTTTTATTCATAGTTATTTTATTATAGTATATGGATATCATAGTATTATAATATATAACGTTGAAACATAAAAAACCGTACAGATTTCTCTATACGGTTTAATCTTTATTATTTACTTATATCCTTCTTAAATTTATAGAAATGGCTGTCTAACTGAGTACCTCTATTAATAATACCTCTTAATGATTTCTGGTTAATCTCAAGAGCAGTAGCAGCATCACCTAGACTGTTGTATTCATTTAAGATAATACATTATGCATTCAATTGACATACTGTACCCTTACTGCCGCCGTAGTTTGGGTTATTACTATAAGTGCGTATACTTTATAATTTGACTTCATAAAAAAACCATATAGTTATTATACTATATGGTTTATATTGTTTCACGAGGTCAGAAATATTATGTCAGTTCTTCGTCCCAATGATCGCATCTAAACGTAACTGCTAATTGAATTGCATCAGTTGCTGAATAATCGTGTTCACCTGGTCCACCTAATGTTCCTGTAAGGAATACGTCTTTCATTGTTAACTTTCTGTAGATATCACCTTTTCTGTTATATTCTACAATAATCATTGTTCCAACGTAATCTTTCTTTAAGCCCATTTCACCTGTTAAAGGATTATACATCTTCTTAAACCAATCTTGGATAGTCTTATAGATATACATTTGATTCGCATCATTTAAGTTTAATGAGAATGTTATTGATATATCAATGAAAGTTTGTCCTGGCATGCCAGCAAAGCTTCTGTCAGCAAACTTAAATTTTTGACCAATTGCATCTACTGATGGATTAATACCGTCTAGACCACCAATATTTAATACGTGTTCAAGAAGCATATCAGCTCCTGCAACGCCTGCTGGTGGAAGAATAGTAACCTCAAATAAATTCTTATGAACTGGTTCATAAAGATTTCTTGATGCTTTGGATTGATCGTAATGTGGTAACCCTGCCATGTGTTTTTAGTTTTTTTCTATATGTTATATATTTAAGTCTACGGGATATTTTAGAGTGAGATTGCCAGATTAACTAGCAATCTCAATCATATTATCTAAATTGTCCTGTAGATATAGCACCTGTTCTAAGTATAGTTGTTCTATGTACTAGAATTTCTAAACCTTTAACTGGTTCTACGAATGTATCAAGTACTCCAATATTTGCATCAATTACATCTGATGTATTATTTGAAGAATCCATGATATTCTTAAAGTCATAAACACCATTATCAGCTTGTACGTTGCTTAAGAACTTGTCAGCTAGTGTTTTTATCTCTAATCTTGTTTGTACTGTATTAAACTCCCATTGGTATAGTTTAAGGATTTCAGCAATACCATCTTGAATATAAATTAATACTTCTCTAACATGTATGCTAGAAAGAGCAGATTTAATATTCTGCTGAGCTGTTTTATTTCCTGATACCATTAGACCTACACCTCTTTGGAAAATAATAGGATTTAAACCAAATGGTTCTAAATAATCTCTATCATCTTTATTGAAGTTAACTTCTAATCCAACTACACCTTTACCGCTTATAACTCCTCTACGAGGACCTGCAACGATTGACCAAGGTAATGCTGTAGAATACTTATCTACGAAATTATTGGAAACATAACCAGCAGGTGGAATTAAAATATTCTTACCTCTATCTCTAATTACTAAGTAAGGAGTATAGAAGCCACTGTAGTTTGCACCGTTTTCAATAGATGGTAAACCATATACGAATTGTGGATTTTGTGTTAAGTCACCACCTTCAGAAATAAATTTAGCACTTAATGAACCTGTTATATCAACGAATTTAGGGTCAGTAGATGCTTTAAAGTCTTCCATTGAAGGAGCATTCAAGATACTGAAAGTATTTTGACGTTGCTTAGATAAATTAGCTAACTGACTCTTAGATTGAGGCTGAATACCTAAACCAAATGAGTCAACAATATATCTAAAAGTAATTATGTCCTTATCGACTAATGCACTAAATAAGTTTAAAGAAGGATTTAATGTATCATTGTAGATATCATCAATTCTTTCTTGTGTACCGTTAGGCATATGATATAAAGGATTTAATTCAAAGCCATTTAATGCAAAGAATTTATAGTGATCGATAACTGATTCAATTTTACGATATCTCTCAACTGATACATCTGTAGAAGGAAGAACTGTCTTCTTAATAGCAGTGATAGTGTAGATATGCATATAACTACCTTCATTAACGATTTTAATAATTTTAGTTAATCTAGATTCTCCGTTAGGACCAATTTCATCTGATACTAAATAATCACCTACTGAAACTGAACTCTTATAATCATTAAATGATACAAGTACTTCGTTTGCAGGTAATGTTGCTGTAGTATTAATTAACATTGTAGTGTTTAACTTACCAGCTAAAGATTGTATTAATACAACATTAGTAGCAGTTACTGCGTTTGCAGAATCATAATAGTTACCAGCAATAGCATCAGGTAATAATGTAGAAGTAACAAAAGTTTCTTCTTGATAACCTTGAACTAATATTGAAGGTATACCATAAGAAGTTGGACCCATGATTGGTGATGAATTACCTACGCCTGAAGCGTTATCGGTAATAAATCCTTCACCTACTGCTGCTCCGTAATTAAATTGTGTAAGTTTAACAAACCATGGTGCGGCTTCTGTAGAATCCCAAATTTTATCTCCTGATGTAATAATACCATTTGCATAATCATCATATACAACATTGAATTTAGATGATACGAATGTACCAGTAAATCCATTATAATCTAACCAATCTGGTTTAGATGCAAAGAACATGTTATCTGTACCATCAATGTATACTTCATAATTTACTTCTTCCACTGATAATCCAATATTAACAAATCCTGATACTTCTGCTAATGAAACAACAGGTGCCCATTTGTAGTTAGCACCATCTGTCATTAAAACATATGAACCAACTTGTCTTCCTGTACCACCTGGTATATTAGTAGATAATTTAGTATCTAATGCACTTAAATATTGACTGTGAGTATTTACACCAATTTTAATAATGTAATTAACAACTCCTGAACCAGGAGCAACTATGTCAGATGAACTAACTATAGGTGGAACTTGACCAATACCTCCTGGGTTAGATGTTAAATAGAATGAAATATCTTCACTGCTATTAACAGTTATACCAATTTCCTCAGTATTGTCTGTAGCATAACCTAAATCATCTACAATAACTCTATCATAAGATAAGAAGTTAATTTTATTAAATGAAGGGTCAGTATTTGTTTTGTACTCAACATTATGACCAATAAGGTCAATTCCAGCTTCTGTACCGCTTAAATATTCATCGTCAAATAACTTCTTATCAATAGTACAGAATAATCCTGTTACTGATGTATCAAAGTTAATTAAATCTTGAATGAATAAGTTATTACCATTTAAATCAACGAAATCAGGAATCAGAATACCTACATATTTTGCAAGTACAGATACTTCTTTAGCGTTTAAGAAATTGTTTAATTGAGATTTAATAACACCTTTAGTCGAGTTAAAATATTTACCGAATATAGGGTCAATTGATAATTTTTGGTAATCAGTAAAGTCACCATCTATTACAGTAATTTCAATCATATAATCACTTATATAATCATTTTCGTTCATGAACTCAGGAACATTACCTACACCATACCATTCTTTAGCTGTTACGTCAAATCCTCTTGTATCTTGGATATAACGTGCTAAAACTGTTATTGGGCTTTGTCTTAAGTTTACTAATTGAATTAATCCTTTATTTAAACCAATATTATTTAAAAATGATTTATCTTCAGGAAACCAGAATCTATCTTTATTATAGAATCCAGAGTATAGAGCTTCTTTCTCAACTGGGTTAGCTTGAGAAACATTAGTAGAAAATACTTGATAATCTACTTTGTCAGCATTTGCGCTTGTAGTGTCATTATTAAGTCTTAATAAATTAAGAACTATAATTGGACCTCTCTCAAGAGCAGCTTGAGCAGTTCTGTGGAAATAAGAACCTTTTCTTTCTAATCCTCTATCAATTCCACCGAATACTTGCTCAAAGAAGCCAGTATCTGGGACGAATACAGGAGTGTTAAAAGGCCCTTTTTTAGAGTACCCTACAACTAAACGTATTTGTTCAGCAGGTACGTTTGCAGTCTGTGACTTGTCAAATTCTAAACGGTATATACCGCTAGATTTAAACTGTGCTAATTCAGGACTTAGTGCCATCTTGGTTTATATTTTTTTGCTATATTTTAGTTATATATCAACCTAGTGTTTAGCTAGTAACGGCGATTATCCTTTAACAAGGTCATAAATGTCATAATCCATGTTACCGTCACCGCCGCTGTCTTTGTTTAATATTTCTTCTAATTGTGAATGTACAGATTCCGGTACTAAATCAAGCATTTCTTCAACATAATCTGAAAAGTCTGGAGTTCCAAAAAATTCTGTTACATTTACTCCTGTCATTGCTATATCATCACTACCCATCTGTCCACCATATGAACCTGATGGTAATTTACCAAATGTTTCATATTGTTTTATAGTATCTTCATCATTTAATACTATTCTCCTTAGTTCTACGGCTTTTTTAAAGTTTTGGCAAAATATTACTTTGTTGTCTTTTTTAACCTTTAATCCATAGTTAGGGAGCTTAGCATCATGCCTGTGTTTAAATCTGCAAACCATTTCTTCATCAAAATTATTTCTTTGTGGAAATAAAGTTTGCATGGTTTTCATTACTAATGCTCCATTATAATTCCATTCTATTACTAACTTAGTATTTTCAGAATAGAATATTTCTACTGCTAATGTATAAAGTATTTTAGAAAAATCTTCTATAGAATGTTCATTGCTTGAAAATCTACCAACTTGTTTTAAACCGAAGAAATCTTTCATTGCACTAGGTGATATAAAGTATTTCCAATATTTTTTATCTACAAGATTAACTTGAAATATATTAATAACTGAATAGTCACCACCAGACCCATCCGCTATATCTACCGAAAACACATGATATTTTTCAGAATCTTTACAATCTGATATTTGAAAATCTGGGTCCCAGCCTAGGAATCTACTTACATCTATTTGAATATGTTCAAATTGATCTAGCTCACGATGTACATACTTCTTTTTAGACTGCTGCATTCTTTTTATTGTACTACCTTGTAATAATAAATTACTAGATGCCATAAACTGATTACCATACTGTCTATTAAAAGCTTCTTCACTACCTAGATTTTTCATCTCTCTAGCCTTCCATGCCTCATCTCTTCCAGGTACTTGCCACCAGTCAACCTTAAACGGTGTAAATTCATTCTGACCCTCCGTTGCAGCCTTGTAAATTTCATAGAATTTATTATACCCATTAGGTGTACTTGTAATTATAATTCTGGAAATCTGTGATGATGATAATGTAGGATAAACGTTTTCAAAGAATCCATCTAGGAATGAGTGATGAATATGAGCAAACTCATCAAGGAATAATAAGTGTATGGTAAAACCGATACCTGCTTTTCCTGTAGTAGTCTGTCCAACCATTCTACATCCATTATCGTATTTCATTTCAAATACGTCATTCTTAACAACACCTGGCTTCATAAAGAACGGTAAATTCTCAATGATAGCTTTCATCTTGTCAATAATCTCTTTTGTTGTAGCGCCTTTATTTGCAAGTATTAATGCATTCTTATCAAAGTTAAATAATAAATACCATGCAACAAATATTGCAGTACATATTGTTTTACCTATTTGACGACTTGCTAAAGTAATGTTAAATCTATTAGCAGCAAATTGTCTAAGCATATCTACCTGATAATCACGTAATTTAATTCTCTGAATACCATTATCTGTCATTACACAAGCATAATTCTCAGCAAAATAAACTATATCTTTAGCACACTTTTTAATTTCAGATAATTCATGGTCTGTATAATCAAATACAACATTAGCTCTTCTGAATTTCATATTACCTTCATAATAAGGTAATGTAACTTTTATCTTCGCGCCTTCACTTATAGCATGATTTAATTGGTCTATCTTTTCTGTTGACCATACAATTCTATCTTCTGTTGCTTCTTCTTCTACATGTCCAAAAAGGAAATCATTCATTATTTATAAATTTTTTTAAAGGCTTCAGCTTCAAGTTCTTTTATCTTGTCGCCTAGGGATTTACCCGACAATCCTGATACTTCAGGGTCGTTTCCTTTTACACTTAATTTAAAATCATATAATGCATATATTAGATTTCTATCAATAGCATTATTTTTTGCAAATTCAAGTGCATCTTTCTCTTTTAATTTAGATATTTCAATATCTTTCTTAATGTTTATTAAATTCATGACATCAAATTTTAAAAATGAATGTAATGTTTCTATTTGTCTAATATCATCAACACTATAAGCATATTGAGTTCTTAATTGTTTTGCATACTTAGAATTATCTTTTAAATTTACATTTCTAAGTAATGTTGCAACTTGTAAAATTGGATTATTACTATCAGTCCATATTTTATTAATATAAGAGTCGTCAGTATTACTATATCCATCAGGTGATGGAAATATAAATACCCAATAATTATAATTAGATAACCATTGTAAATAAGATGAAGGTGATTTAGCTTTTTCTATTGATTTTAAAAATTCATCTCTTATTCTTTCTTTAGAAACATCACCTAAGCTTTCACCTTTTTTATAATCTTTAAATTCGTCTTTAGATAAAGCAGCATGTACTTCAGGGTCTAATTTAGCACCTAGCCTTGAAGCAAATCTAAGAGCTCTTAATTTTCTAAGAGGATCTTCACCAAATCTATCTAATGGATTACCAACTGTTTTAATAATTTTATCTAATAAATCTTTAACACCTCCTACTAAATCTACAACAATCTCTTTATCTATATCATAGAATAAGGCATTAATTGTTAAATCTCTTCTTAGAACATCTTTATCAATAGTAGTAAAGTTTACAGCATCCGGCCTACGACCTTTTCCTATATCTTCTCTAA